GTTCTTCCTGTTCCTGTTACACCTGTTTGTCCGTGTAGTATAGAAGGTATACCAGTTTGTTCGTCAGCCAGTTGTCGGCTTATCTGATACATCTGTAAATTTTCTGGTGCTGTGTTTGGAAACTTTAGTCCATTGATAGCTGTTCCTGTTACCCCAGATTGTCTTCTAAATATCTTGCCCGGAAACACATCCATGTTCTGCCCCGGAACTAAACTTGCTTCGTCTACATCAAATACAAGATTACCTGCAAGTGCTAGGTTATCAATAGCCATTCTTACGTGACCATTCATCAACATCTGTGAGTCTTCCTCGTACGGAACAACTTGATATGGTATTCGTGCAGGTGTAAATGGATTTAATACACAACGTAACACCATACCATTACAAATCCAAGCATTTATCTGTACTTGTTCTAGATCAGACATTGAATCAGCTATATCAAGACCTGTCGCTTTAGCAAGTTGAGCGTCTAAAACACCCCAGTATTCTAATACTTCAAAACGATTTTCTTGATAGTTTGCTTCTGTTTCGTCTTCTCTTATTGTATCTTCGTAATATTTATCTTCATAATTAGGACCTCTAGCTATACAATTTTCAATAGCTGTTGCATCAAAAAACGGAAGATTAATTAATGCACGAAACTGAGACTTATTAAGTCTATGTCTCTGTATCACATACTCTGCATCTTCAATAGATGTTGCTGTCGGATCAGGAAAGAAATCCCAACAAGATACATGCTCCATGCGTGGAACAGTCTTTTCATAAGGTGTGTATTGTTTTTCTCCACCGTCACCTTTTGTCCACTTGTGAACACGCTTGTGAAAATTAAAAGGTCCTTTTACAACCCCTGTACCCAACATAGCCATTTCAAATATGGCAGCTCTCATTGTATTTACGGCACGAGTATCAAGTAACTGATCCTGTATTTGCTTTTCAAGAACCAACGCTGATTCCATTGCAGGAGATATTTGTACCTCTCCCATTTTGGAAGCACCTTCAACAAGTGGTATTCCTTCATATCTATCAGAAAGACCCCCTAATGGATTTGTTTTAGGAGTTGCTTGTGTTGCTCCCGGAAGCATCTCTCTACCATCACCTTGAAATCCAAAAGGATCTTCAGGAGATTTTAAATCATCAATGGGTGTTTTTTGATGAGCATATTCAGCTATTCCTTCAGGAACAGGTGTGGGTTCAATCGTAATTGGAAACTTCTTTGCCCCAAATAATATATCTACGATTTGACCATAGGCTGCTAATACTTTTGTCTTTGTAATTTTTATGAAAACTTGAGATCGTTCTGACTCTCTGTAAGTCGTACTAGAATCATAGATACCTCTAAAGTTCTTGAACGAAGTCAGCCAACGCTGTTCATGGGTGTATCTCCCATTCTCAGCCCCATCAAATTTTTCTTTTATATATCCAACAAGACCGGGCAGTTGATCCTCTGGGGTCGCAACAACTACCTGCTCGTCATCGGCTGGTTCAAGAAAGTTATCAGACATTGTGTATTAGTAGTCTCTCTGTTCTGCCATTGCAAACAATGAAGCTTCAACTGTCGGCTTTGACTGTTGCTTTGGTGCATCTTGAGTAAGAACGTCTTGAGATGCTCTTGTATCAAATTGCAACCCTTCACGAGTCAACTGGTTTGATCCCATTGGGTCATCGACAGATGTTTTATCTGAGTTCATAATGTACCCTTCATCATAGTTGTAGTTACCTTGTGGCATATTGCCCTCCCTTTAGTTAGTATTTAAAAATGAATTTGAGCCTACTCTAAAACTTTCTCCTAGACTCGATTGTATTCCCAAACGTTGTTCTTCTTTTTGTTTTAAAAGAAGATCTTTTGCTGCTTGCTCCTCTCTTGTTGGAAAAGCCATTCTACCTGCTTGCCCTAGTGATGGGTCAGCCGCACCGGGAACAAGCCCTACAGACTCTAGAGCTATTCTTTTAGTCTTAGCTCTTTCCCCTTCTTTAGCAAATTCAGGTTCAGTTAAAAAAGATCGTACTTGTTCAGGAACAAATTGTTCAGGTGGCATTTTTTGCAACCTGCTAATGTCATATGCAGTTGCGGCTATACCTGCACCCTCAAGGGCTGGTCCTCCCATTGGTCCTAGTGATCCAGCTACTTTTGCTACTGGAACAGCAACACTAGCTGCGACATCTGTTACAGCACCTAAAACATCTTTAGCTCCTGTAGCAATAAATCCTGCTGCAGTCATAAGTTTATTTCTTAATTTTCCTGTAGGTTTAGATTGATCAACTGGACCATATTTATTTGCCATCTCCCCAAGAATATCTGCTGCATTTTTGTTTTTTAATTTTTGTGCGTCTTCTTTTTCTTTGAGTTTCGTTTCTTTTTTAATATCCGATCCGACTTTTTTAAGTTCTGCTTTTATTCTTTCGGCTTCTTTAAGTTTCTCTTCACCTTCTATGAGTTGCTCAGCTTCGCTTATTCGTTTTTGAGTAGCTATCTCAGAATCTGTAGCTGCTTGTCTTTTAGTGCTTGCAACTGCACCTTCATCTTCAGCTTTTAACAGCTCTTCAGAAACAGGGGCATCTGGTTGTGGTCCTACAATTTTACCCTCTGGTGTTTTTTGAAGAGGAGCAACTTCAGTATATTTAGGGGGATTAAAATTTTTAGGTACTTTTAATCCTAATGATTTTGCAAGATTTCTTGGGCTTAACTCTGCTCCATCTTTTTGTTTTAAACGAGTTGCTAAAAGTCTTTCAAATTGATATAGAACATCTTTTCTTTGATCCATATCTGCAACATCTTCAACTCCTGTATAAAACGTACTTAAAACTTTACCATATACATTACTATCTGGAATTTCATGTCCTATTAACTGATCCCCTAGTTTTCTAAACATATCTGCTCGTGCAGTATCTCCTGCTTCGTACGCTTCGTTAGCAAGATCATTTACAATAGCAGAAGCTGTTATTCTACGTAAATCTGTATAGCCTGTTGGTGGTTTATCCAAAAGAGCTATGACGGCTGGATCTATTTTAGGAAAAACATGTTTTTTTAAAGCATTTGAAATATCATCTGTTTCTATATCTGGAAATATCTCTCCAGTTTCACCTGCTGCATCAAGCCCTGTATCATAGATTAATTTCATAACAGGACCTAAAGGTTTACTTCCTCCTATTTGTTTTCTGTCTTGTAGTCCAAATTCAATATCTTTTACTACACCTGATTCTTTAGATTCTAAATCATATACAGGTCTGTTTTTTTGTCCTTCTCCTACAAGAAATGCACTTGTTCTCGTACCTGCTACATCTGCCCCTCTATAACCTAATAAAGAAGCTACAACAGCATTTCTCATATTTTGATCTGGGATACTATTAATTGCACCTAGAACTTCTGTTAGAAGATTCTTTGGAATTGCTCCTTTTGCTAATCTTCTATCCCCTTTTATGCCTACAGTTGGAAGAGTATAATCTGGTTTTTGAACAGATGCTATAAGATTATTTAATGGGCTTATATTTTTTACGGTGGTTTTCTTTAAAGTTCCTAAAGTTGTTTGAGTAAATTCATTGTAATCTTGATCTAAATTTACACCAGCTTTTATTAAATTTTTAACATAATCTCTAAAAGTATCTACTTGTTGAGGAGTTTGTGTGAAAGGAAAAACATCTTTGAGAGCATTTCCCATTTCTTTTGTTTCAGCAGTATTTAATATATTACCCCCTACAAATACTCCCTCATTAGCCATTTTCATTATCCAAGCATCTCTAAGACTAAAACTGCCTGATTTTACTTTAGCTAAAACCTCTTCACGAGTTGGTATATTTTCAACACCTGCTGGAAATAAAATAGATGTAAGCTCATAAAAAGCATCAACCTTTTTCTTATCTGCTCCACTTGCTGTTGATGGGTATGAAAGACCTAAATTTTTTTTAGATGCCACTGTTAATATCCAAATGTACTATTTACTGGTTGATATGTTTGTTCTTTTATGTGCTGTAAACTTTTATGTATTGATGCATGACCACTCATTCTTGTCATAACGAGATAACGCAGGGCATCATATGCATGATCCTCTGCTTTTGTGTCAACATCTTCTGAATTACTTTTAGACAACGGTATCCCTGCTAGTTGTCGAATAGTGTTGTTACATGTATTAAATATACGGATTCTTGGTAACTTTGTCAATGGGTTATCTGCAAGTCGTCTATGTATTTCCATTTTACCCTGCAACCTGTTTCTATCCGAAGGTGTCCAACGCACTCCTAAACGCATCATAGTCTCTGCAATCGAAGGACCAAAGCCTGTTTTGTTCCAACACGATGAGTCAAGAACTGTGTAATGTGGTTTCGGATCAAGTTGTTCTAGTTCCGATATTCTATCGGCTAATTGTTCTGCCGTGTGTTGTTTTACGTAGAGTTCTCGATAGATCCATATATTGTTATCCCAATCTATTGCCCCCCACAAGACACATGATGGACTTGCGTATCCATAGTCTGCTGCACGTATTCTGGGCCAGTTAGTTGGTATTTCAAATGGATCAACAACGTGCTTTACTTTTGAGAACTCTGGGAAGGCGGCTCCCTCTGCCACATCCCAATCCCCTTCAAGAAGTCTCTTCCGTTCAACTTCTGGGAGCGATCTGAGCATGGCTTCGTATCGACCATCTTGCATCAGATAGGGATTATCAGTCAACCGTGCTGGAATAAATTTACGGTAGAACAACGGTTGCCTTGCTTTCTCGTGACCCTCTGGATATAGTAATGCTTTGTTTGTTTCTATATCCGTAGCTGGGAAAGCTTCATTTGAAGGATGTGGATCAACATACATCTTCTTAATCCACCATCCCCCAACTCCTCCGGGGTTTCCAGTACAACGCATAGACATATAGGGTCTTAGCTCATCATCTGTTGTACGCAGTCTGGAACGTAGGTAATCCCACACATATGGTGTAGGGTATTGTGTTATCTCATCAATTCCAATCCAGTTAAAAGCCTGTCCTTGAAATCGTGTAACATCTTTATCTCTATCCAGATATGTAAACCACATCGTTGCCCCTGATGGGAACACCCATGTAGATTTTGATTCTCTGAATGTTGCTTTTGGAAAAGCCTTTGTGTATAACTGTCTTGACTTGTCAATCAGTTCTGTCAGTTCATCAAGAGTTCTTCTTAGGAGAAGACCACGATGATTAGGGTTATGACAATAACGGAGAGGATCAACAAGCAAAGCGAAAGACTTGCCCCCTCCTGCAGCCCCACCGTATAACACATCTTCTTCAGAGGAAGATAGAAATTCTTCTTGAGGACCATTGTTAGGTCTGAATATAACTTCCTGATCTTCGACCAGATCAGATACAGGTTGTAACGAATTGAGTTCATCACCCAAGTCCACAACTTTTGAAGTTCCGTTAGTAAGGTTCTTTGCAGTGTTTTCAATACGTTTCGCATTTTGTCTGTGTTTCTGTACTTTCTTTGCCGCCTTCTCTGCTTGTTTTCTTTCGGCTGCAAGTTTCTTACGAGTTGCTCTCTTAGCTCGTTCTAATGATGAAACATTGTAAGATTGTTTCGGAGCATTTGGATCTTTCTTAGGGCGACCACGTGAAGGCATTAATCTCTAAAATTCTTTGTCATACGTTTTCTACCTTTAGCTGTTCTTAATCTAAGTCTAGAATTATCCGTATCATAATATTTTGTTTTTTCAGTAATAGCATCTTTCATCGCTTTTACTTCTTTGTACTTTTCCATGACGGTTAAATGTGATGGTCGTGGTTGTTGATAAGTATTACCCATTAATTTCTATCTCTTTCTTTGCTGGAAGTAAAACTACCCCATGCAATGCTTGTACATTATGGTTATGTGTCTCTTCTCTGCCTAACCCAACTCTGTTTAACAACGATTCTGCGGCTTTTAAACGCACATCATCCCCTCTTTCTACCTGTGGGCTGTC